AGCGATTGTAGATGGTAATTCCAAGTAGTGGCACAATAAGTCTTGCTGGTATAAAAAATGAAGTAGATGAAGATGACTACACTGCTGGAGAGTCGTACACAAATATATCATTAACCGGTATAGTAGATGAAACAGATTTAAACGAAAATAGCGATTCAGCACCTAACCAATCAACACCACATGCCATGTCGGAGTGGTATGGATATGATCACGATGCTGCAGCTTCATTTGCTAATGCTAAAGCCGTTTCAAAAACAATATCAACTGGTACATCAAATGCAATTACATTTACAGATACCGATGATACATTTAATTTTACTGAAAACGAAGCTTGGACAATATCATTTTGGATCAAAGCTGGTTGGAGTAGTAGTTTGAATACCAATATACATTTTATAGTGTGTCATAAAGCTGGTTCATCAATTCAATTAGAAGACGGTATTAAAGTACTTTATAACGAGAGTAATAACAGAATACAAGTTAGGTACGGTAACAAGCCAAACTCAAGTACAGTGTGGTACAAACAAGGTGAATGGCTGTTTCATGCTAACTCAGGTGCTTATGCAGCTGGATATGCCGCAGCAGGTTTAGGTAGTACATATTGGAGCGCTAGCAATAGAGGTTATGTTAATAGCGACAACTATACGTTGATCACTATTACTAAAGCAGCAACTAACTTAGCTAGTTCATTGAAATTGTATTGGAATGCTAACGCAGCAGGTTCTGCACCTCTACAAACAAATGCTGGTACATCTAAAATAGCAGCAAACCCAATGAGTGCAACAGATAATAGGCTATGGAGTTTAGGTTCAAGAGGTGATTATAATGGTCTTCAAGATAAAGCTGGTAATTCTTCAGCTACTTTGTACAACGATGTAACAATGTGGAATAAAGAGTTGAGTGCTAGTGAAGTAACATCTTTATACAATAGTGGTACAGTGATGGACGCAACAACACATAGTGCTCAATCAAACTTAATAGGCTATTGGAAATTTGAAGGTAATGGTAATGCAACAAGAGGAAATGATAACTTCTCGATAGCTGGTGGATCAGCGATAGTAAATAAATAGTATGAATTATTATATAATAACAACAGAAACATTTGGATTAGTAGATAAATCACAAATACATTTTATGCACAATAGCATAGATAAATCTAAAAGATTAATAGCAACAACAGAAGATGTTGTAGAAAGAGATAGAAAGTTTAATAATATAAATACATGTTCTAGTTATACATTTACAAATCATAGTGATTGGGTTGGTGATGGAACTGGTATTGATTTAGAAGAGCTTGAAGAAGGAGGATATATATCCGAGGTAGATGACTAGTGTAATTATTCACTATTTTATGTGATATTATAACTAGATAAATAACAATAAATTAACTTAAATTAAATAAAATGGCAAAAAGAAAAACACCTAAGGTTAAAGACCTTAAAGTAAAAGCAGACAAATTAGAAGAACAAGAATTAGATAATCTACAGAAGTTAGTCAAAACTATAGATAATCTACATTTAAACATAGGTAGAACAAGAGCTGCTGAACACAATATGTTACATACGTTAGCTGGTAAACAAGATGAAGTAAAACTTATGCAAGCTACGTTACAAGATAAATACGGAGACGCTGATATTGATGTAAGAACAGGCGGGTTAAAATACAATGATGGACAAGCTGATTCGTAAAATATCTATAGGTAAAGATTACAAAAATGACGCCATGCACTATGCCGTTGGGCAAGAAGTGTATGGTGGTCATACCATTTGTGATATATTTGAAGAAAAAGATAAGTATTCAATATATATTAAAAAAGGTAAAGAAGTTATACCATGGAAAGATTTTAACAAGAACATGGCAATATCTGTAGAGTATAACTTAGAGTACAAGTAATGAGAGGTATTTACACTTTTGTTGTAAAACCAAAGGGTGAAAGATATAATAATATAAAAAATATTGGTGACAAGCAACTTATATTAAACACTGAAGTATCTCATCACCAATTTACAAACAGAGAGGCTATTGTCAAAGCTGTACCAATAGCTAAACTGACAGACATAAAGGTTGGCGACACAGTTATAGTTCATCACAATGTGTTTAGAAGATGGCACAACCAATATGGTATTGAAAAAAATAGCGGAAGTTATTTTAATAAAGACACTTATATATTAAACGAAGACCAAATATTTGCTTACAACAATGGTAGCGGTTGGAAACCTTTAGAGGGTTATTGTTTTATACAACCGTTAAAAGAAGATAATAAATTGTTTTATAAAGGCAATGAAAAGCTACAAGGTATTGTTGTTTACTCTGACGGTACTGTTGAAGAAAATAGCTTAGTGCAGTTTAGAGCTGTGGGTAAATACGAGTTTGTTATTGATGGTCAAAGACTGTATAGAGTAAAATCAAATAAAATTACAATTAAATATGAATATCAAGGAAACGAAGAAACGTATAATCCAAGCTGGGCACAGAGCAGTTGAAGAGCTTATTAAAGTAGCAAAAGAAGATATTGTAGATTCTGACGATGATATATCAGCTGATAGATTAAAGAACGCTGCAGCAACAAAGAAACTAGCTATATTTGATGCATTTGAAATACTAAATAGAATACAAGAAGAAGAAAACTTACTTGAAGGTAAAGAAAGTGAGCATGATAAACCAAAAGTTTTTAAAGGCTTTGCAGAGGGAAGATCTAAGTAATGTATCAGCAAAATTTATATAAAGTAGTTGAGCCAATAAAAAAGACTACTATAAACAGACTTAATAAAACTAAAAAGTGGAAATATGGGTACAATAAAGAACATGATATTGTCGTTATATCTAGAACTGGTCAAATTGGCGAAATACTTGAAATCCAAAATTTCAGCATAGCATTACCAAAACAACCAAAAGATATATATGCTAACAAAGAAAAAAAGTGGAAACAATTTGAATATCCTAAAGAGTTAAAAAGACTTAAAAATATATTTGATTGGCGTAATTATCCCGAAGAAAAAAAGTCTGGTTGGTTTGATTATATAGACGAAGAATTTAACAGAAGAGATAATGGCTTTTGGTTTAACAACGACGGTACACCAACATACATAACAGGTACACATTACATGTATCTACAGTGGAGTAAAATTGATGTAGGTGCACCAGACTTTAGAGAAGCTAACAGATTATTCTATATATTTTGGGAAGCATGTAAAGCAGATAAAAGATGTTATGGTATGTGTTACCTCAAAAACAGACGATCTGGTTTTTCATTTATGTCATCAGCTGAAACAGTTAATCAAGCTACAATATCAAGTGATAGTAGATTTGGTATATTATCTAAAACAGGTGCAGATGCTAAAAAAATGTTTACAGACAAGGTGGTTCCAATATCAATTAACTATCCGTTCTTTTTTAAACCGATTCAAGACGGTATGGACAGACCTAAGTCTGAGCTTGCTTATAGGGTTCCTGCAAGTAAGTTCACGCGTAAAAAAATCACTGCTAATGAAAAGCAGGAAGACTTGGCTGGACTTGATACTACTATTGATTGGAAAAATACAGGTGATAACAGTTATGACGGAGAAAAGCTTCAACTGTTAGTACACGATGAAAGTGGTAAGTGGGAAAGACCTGATAATATATTAAATAACTGGCGAGTTACAAAAACGTGTTTAAGGTTAGGTAGTAGAATTATAGGTAAGTGTATGATGGGATCAACATCAAACGCTTTAGACAAAGGAGGTGATAACTTTAAAAAACTATACAATGCATCAGATGTTACTAAACGAAACCGTAATGGACAAACAGCTTCTGGTTTATATTCTCTTTTTATCCCAATGGAGTGGAACTACGAAGGATTTATTGATGAATACGGATGTCCAGTCTTCGATAGTCCGGATCATGATGTCTTCGACCCACATGGGGAATTAATAGATATAGGTGTTGTAGAGAACTGGCAAAACGAAGCTGATGGTTTAAAAAATGATCAAGACGCTTTAAATGAATTTTACCGTCAGTTTCCAAGAACTACTGAACACGCGTTTAGAGATGAGGCAAGTAACAGTATATTTAACTTAACTAAATTATACGAGCAAATAGATTACAACGAAGAACTAGGAAGAACTTTAGGTTTATCAACTGGTAGTTTTCAATGGGTAAACGGTGTTAAAGATACTCAAGTAATGTTTTATCCAGATCCAAAAGGTAGATTTAAAGTTAGTTGGATCCCACCACAACACTTGCAAAACAACGTTGTAATTAAAAACGGAATAAAATATCCTGGTAATGAGCACGTTGGTGCTTTTGGTTGTGACTCATATGATATATCAGGAACTGTAGATGGTAAAGGATCAAAAGGAGCTTTACATGGTTTGACTAAGTATTCAATGGAAGACGCGCCGCCAAGCCAATTTTTTCTGGAATATATAGCTAGACCACAAACAGCTGAGTTATTTTTTGAAGATATATTGTGTGCATTAGTTTTTTATGGTATGCCAATGCTTGCAGAGAATAACAAACCTAGACTGCTATATCATTTAAGACGTAGAGGTTATAGAGGTTACAGCATGAATAGACCAGATAAACTTTGGAACAAACTATCTGTGACAGAAAAAGAAATAGGTGGTATACCAAATACAAGTGAGGATATAAAGCAAGCTCACGCCGCTGCTATAGAAATGTATATACAGCAATTTGTTGGTGTTACTGGTGATAACGAGTATGGTAGCATGTATTTCAATAGAACTTTAAATGATTGGTCAAAGTTTGATATAAATAAAAGAACAAAGTATGATGCTACAATAAGCTCTGGGTTGGCAATAATGGCTTGCAATAGACATTTATATAAGCCAAACCCGAAACAAGTAAGACAACCAATCAATATAAATATCTCAAGATATAATAATAAAGCAGGACATTCAAAAATAATTAAACGATAATATGGCACAGTCTGTACATAAAAATTTTCCTTCTCAAGTTGTTAGTGATCTCGAAAAGATTACTAATAAGTATGGTTTAGAAGTTGGTAAGGCAATTGAATCAGAGTGGTTTGATGATGCTGGTTCTCATAGATATTCACATACAAACAGAAAGTTTCATAACCTCAGGTTATATGCTAGAGGAGAACAATCAATACAAAAATATAAAGATGAGTTGTCTATTAACGGTGATTTGTCTTATCTTAATTTAGACTGGACACCAGTACCTATTATACCTAAGTTTGTAGATATAGTTGTTAATGGTATGGCTGGAAGAGGTTATGATATAAAATCATATTCACAAGATCAATACGGCGTTAGTAAAAGAACTGAATATATGAACAGCATGATAGCTGACATGGAAACGAAAGAGTTCAATGACGCGGCTAAACAACAGTTAAATATAGATATGTATCAAAATGATCCATCTGAGTTACCTGATACAAAGGCTGAGTTAGAGTTACACATGCAACTAAACTACAAACAGTCTGTTGAGGTTGCAAATGAAGAA